TCTAGAAAAATGATTTTACCAGCGTGATCCGCTACGGTAAGCGTAGTGTCTGCGGCAAGGTTGATTGTGCTGTTTACACCTGCGGTAATAAAGCCAGCTAAAGATCTAACGGGACCAGAAAAAGTAGTTTGTGCCATGGTATTCACCTCTTTACGAAAGGATTCGTTTTAGCGTCTTCGTAACGTCCGCTGAGTCGGTCGCTAAAACTAATTTGTCTCAGTTCATGTAGTCTAGATCAAATTTAAGATAAAAAAAAGGTGGTCAAGCGACCACCTTTCTCTTTGTTTCACATGAAACATTAAGCGCCTTGTGAGCCAAATACACAGCGAGGGTTGCTGTAGCCAAAGCTGTAACGAGCTCGGGCCTTATAGCGAACATTGCCAGTATCGAAATCTCCTTCCATAGAAGTAGAAACCGGGCTTCTTTCAAAATGCTTAAACCCATCTGGGCAGTCACTCAGCAAGAACCATGCATCAGTGTCAGACAAGAAATGGTTGATTGCATAACCTTGCGGAAGCATACCCATATTCTTGACGGCGTTGATGTCATTGTCTGCTGTGCTTACTCGTCCAGGAGTCTCAAGCAAACGATCAACTACGAACTGAAGCTGAGGCGGGACAATCAACTTGGTTCCCTGAAGGGCCAAGATCATCTCTCGATCATCAACAAAAGTTGACATAGTGATCAGTGCGTTTTCAAGCGAAGTCTCGTTCAAATCGGCCATTGTGGTAGCGCGGTTTGCAAGAGTTCCACCGTATGCCAAGGGGTGAGATAAGCTAACCAAAGGTTGGCCATCACCACCAGCAAAGCTAGTGTTAAACGCATTGTTTAGGACGTTAGCAGCTTTAACCTGCTTGGTGTGCGCCATACTACGGGCCAAAGCCTTTGTATAACGTGCGCCGAGTCGGTCATAGAGATTGTCTTCGACAGCTTCTTCTGTCAAAGCAAATGCCAATGCCACGGTTTCGTGGGTGTAACGAGCAGTAAAGCCTTCAGAAGCGTTATCAAAAGATACGCCTTGACCTTCAGTCTTAACTTTTGCGTCACCGAAACCTACGATCAGAACTTCTTCTTCGAATGCACGATCAGAAGATTCAGTTTCATAGATTTCATCATGCTCGTTATCATAACGAGCGTATTCCATACCAAATAAAGCATTGAGGCCAGGCTCTAGCTCTTTGGCTAATTGGGCTCTTGAAATAGCCATACATTAACTCCTTAAGCTAGACCAACTTGCTTTTGACCAAACAGATGATTCTGAATAGTGACAAGCACGTTAGTATTTGCGTAACCTACATCTGAATTATCTGGGTCACCAGAAATATCCAGGGCTTTAAACGGTAATGTCGCTGTTGTAGCGCCGGTAGAAACATCAAGCTCTACATAAGAGAGACCTGAAGCTGTGCTACCAGTGCCAGAGTTGTCAACAAGGTCGAAATTACCCCACAGATCTGCAATCGGGAAAGCTGCATCTGCTTGAATTTCAAAAACATCCATAGGATGATCGAAAATAAAAGCAATTGCATCAGTCGCTGCATTACCTGGCCAATAGTTACTCCAAGTTGGAGTGCTAGTGGTAGGGTCTGTGTAGAAACATCCGTTAAACACGCCGACAATAATGCCGGAAGTTGCTGAACCGCCGTCTGCACGCGCAATTCGAGTAACAATACCAGATGTAGTTTGGGTAACAATGTCACCCGCATAGATCTTAGTAGTGTTAGCCGCATCACCAGTCGTTATTCTATAACGAGACTGACCAGAGGAATTATAGTTCCCCTGAATATTGCGAACATACCGGAGGCCAAAGGGGGCGTCTTTATTCGCCATTTTAGTTCTCCTTAAACACAATCAAAAATAGTTCTATTTTCTAGAACCGCCAAAGGTTACCTTACTCTTCCTTTCATTAGAAAAAGGCATAGAAGGATGTTCATCTTTCATCAGGTTATTGTCAACCGCATTCATTTGGTTTTCAGTTTTACCTTGAAAGTAAGCATTCCGTTCGTTTGCCGTTTCTTCTGGGATTTTTGCAAGCATCAAACCACCAACGCCAACACTTCCTGCTTGAGATCCGGTTTCATTCATAGGCAAATCATAGCCTGCAACTTCAGCCGGACTGACTACTTCGTAGCCTTCTCGCAATCGCATGTGAACATTAGTCTTATCATCCTCGCCTCGAATGTGCGTTCTCAGCCATCGATACTTCATCCCTGGAGGAGCTTCGGGTGTTTCTAATATTTGAGGTGGTCGCCATGGCGTCCGAGCTTTCATGGAATTCCTGTCATTAGCATCTCTTGGAGTCCTGCTAGATCCAGATCCGCCTTTTTCTTTTATGTCTTCGCTCATGATCTTTCCAACCTCATTTTTTGTTTAGCATATTCTTTGAATGGAACACCTAGTTTTTTGGCAAGCTGTTGCTCGCTAGGTGACAATTCAATCCTACGGTCATTTTGATTGCGTCCACTTCCTTTTATGCGCGTACCGGAAACAACGGTTTGGACGGGTTTATTAGTGTTTCCTGCGGGTCGTTCATTCTGAAACTTGTGAGGTAGTTCCTGTCGAATTCTGCGATTAATTTCAGAATAGTACTCTTGTGACTCCAAGTCAATTCCAGACTGGCGAAGCTCATCATGCACAGCAAAGGCTACATTAGTCATAATCCTATCAGTTCCAAACCACTCGTTCTTAGCAGCCCACTCTTGTGCGCTCTCTGAAGGCTCAAGATATTGAGGCTCTTCTTGGACATAGTCATTTGGGATTTGATATTCAGGTTCAGACTCCTGCTGCCTAGAAGCCCACTGCTGATAGTCTTCTTTATACTTTGCAAGCTCTCGCTTGTATTGAGATAAAGAACTTCTATCAGTTTCTGTTCTGGCAAGAAGAATTTGAGCATCTGCCATAGCTTCGGGATCTCCAGACTCGTAAGCTTTCTGAAGGTTTTTCTTAGCAGCATCAGCTTGCGCCTCAATTCTGCCTTGAAATTCCTTAGAATAACTTTCTTGTATCTGTAGATTTTGAGCTGCTGAATTAACGCTAGTTTGTTTATACTGGTTTGAAAGTTCTCTGTTTTGATCCTGCAATTGTTTCGCGTATTGAATCGCTTGCAGTTCTCGACGTTGAAACTCTTTTGCCTGCTTAACAGCTTTGTTAATTCGATCTTGAGCACTTCTTACTTTTCGATCAGCTTCCGATTCTGCATCGTCATCTTCTTCGTAATCGAAGTTTTCTTCTACCACATCGTCTGTAGCAGGAGAGATTTCTGCAAGCTCATCGTCAGAAAGTTCTATATAAGTAGACTCATCCTGAACTTCATCATTCGATTTTCTTGCATACTCTGGTACTGCTGCGCTTTCTATGTCCTTGTCGCTAATATTTAAATCAACGTCAATATCATCTAAAGCTTCACTCAATGTTTGTTCTGACATGTTTCACCTCAAGTTGCGGACTTGATGTCATCAGGATCCATAATGGTCCCAATTACTTCATCGTCATTAATAATTCGAACTTCAGAATCATCCTCTAAAGAGAATCTAGCTCCTGAGTATCGACCTATTAACACCCATTGACCTTCCTCACACCAAGGTATGCCGTCAAACTTATCAGCATCTTGGTAGGCTAATGGACCTACTTTTAAAACATAGGCAACAACAGTCGCCAGACCTTCCTTATCCATGGTTTGTTTGGTTAAAACAATGCCACCGTCAGTTACGCCTTTGCCTTTATAAGGTAAAACAAGAAGTCGCCAACCTGTGGGGTTGGGCATTCTTTCCAGTAGTGTTTTATCCAGAAGTTCTGGATTTAGAACACGCTCTTGACTACTCACATATGCGTCAGTTAATGACGATTTAGCGAGAGTATCTGCTGACAGATTACTCATCGGGGTCTCCTTCAAATTGCAACGCTTCTTTTAGTTCAGCGCGAAGGGTGCGAAGCATCGATAATTCACCCATCACGAATTTGTAGTCCTCCATTGTCTTTATGTTGCCACCGGTCAAGAACTCCACATGACCTTCTTCAAGCTTTTTAAGCTTATTAAATATGTATGATGCTAATGCGACTGCGTCCATTAAGTGACACCGCCCCCATCACGAGGACCTGATGGACCGCCTGGAAGCGCATCCTCATCGTAAGGCTCGTCGTAGTCAATCGGCGGCCTTGGTGCGGCACCAAGTCCTGCATAAGGTGCAAGCGCAGACATTGGCATTGGTTGTCCATACCCACCAAACTGAGTTTGCGGTATTGGCGATGTCGGCATTTGATAGCTTGGCGTGCTCGTTATGTTTGCGCCAGACTGCATCTTCTTAATGAAGTCTTCTCGCACCTGCGGATCATAAGATTGGCCAAGGATATTCTTTGGAATAATCTGATCTCGCATACCCTTAAGCGGATCCATGTCAACAAAGGTAGGAGGTTTAGGAGCCGGTGATTCAGGCAATGGCTCTGGCCCAGGCTGCACTGGCATATCTGGCAGTGTAGGCGCGGGGTCTGCACTTGTTGGCGGCTTCCAATCTGCTGGCTTTTGTCCTTCAACCCAACCTGGTGCAGGACTCCATCCTCCACTTGAC